TGTCCTAACTTGCCAGACTCTTTCGCAGCAGTATTAAGCTTTTTAGCTGGGATTTTATCCCCTTCTTTTACACCCAGCTCCTTACGTAAAGCTCCGGGCTTTTTAATAGCCTTCTGAATCCACCCACCATCTTTAAAAACCGTGGGTTTTGCCCCTGCTTTAGGCATTTTTTTAGGGTTAATTTTCCCCATACCTCGGCATGACATCATCGTGAATACCTCTATTTAGCAGATTTTTTCTTTGCTGCTTTTTTAGGGGCAGCTTCTTTCTTCTCTGCTTTATGTTTAGGTGCTTGTGTATCGTTTGGATCAGGTCTGCCAAATAAGCCAGCCATAGTATATCTCCTTATGTATCAACTATTTAAACCATTCCACCGCGTGTAAATCCACGTTGCATAATTGGGCCATCACCACGCTTTCTGGCGGTTTTATTAACTTTGCCGCCGCCAGCCATCATAGTAGAAGCGCCTGAATACGCGCCTTTACCCATAGCTTTTTCCATGCCTTTACTCTCATCTCTACGAGACTTAAGGCTCTGAGACTTCTTGCCATTCCTAGCACCTAAAGACTCGTCTAAACGGTCATTGTATCCTTGCTTCTTGACTTTACCGCCGCCAGCCATGCCGCTTTTTTCAAACTCTTTTTCCCTGTTTATACGCCTTCGTTCTGCATCTGTATTACTACCAGTTCGATTGCGTATGCGATAGTCTTCATCATCTAAGTTACGAATAACTCTTTCTCTGTGTGCTTTAGAAACCATATCACCCTCACTGTATTTTTTTACGGCTTTACCCGGTTTGTTTGAACTACTTTTAAAATAACTAGGCATAGGCCCACCTCGTTTAAATTTTCTTCCTTTATCTGCTTCAGCGAACTCTTTACCTACAGACGTAGGGACTCCCGCCTTCTTAGCAAACTTAGGGTTGTTAGCGACTGCTGCCATAAACCGTGCTTGTTTGGCACTTTTACTTGGCATTAGGGAGCAGCGTAATCTTTAGTCACTGTGATTACCAACAAATACGTGTCCCCTGCTGTTGCTCCTACTGTAGTAACCAATATGTCCCCTGTCTTCCCCGCCCCTGCATTGTTAGGGATACCAAAAGCTGAAAAGTCAATGGTATCTTCCCAATCCTGCGGAAGGTTCAGTAAAGGCACATTCGTGGTTGCATCCCACAACAGTTCTACACCCATGCCAATATTGGAAAAGGTAATAGTCTGAAGGGTAACTCCAGTACAAGCTTGCTTGGTTACAGGGTCAGCAGCAAGATTAGACACGTCTATTAATACCGCGTCAGCTTGTCCTGTCCCATCACTAATGTTGGTATATTTCAGGACAGCAGTTCGCCCACCGTCCTGTATTACTTGGCTTGTAAGTGCATCGGCCATAAATTACTCCTTAAAGTTAGGATTAAGCACTAAATGGAGTAACGCCAGCCCCACCACCAGCACCAAAAGATATGGCTTCTACATACCATGTATTGGCAGCAACAATAGTACATTTAATAACACTGTCTATGTCGCCACCTTTAGTACCACCATTCCATGTGAATGTAGTATCGCCCGGTGTAGCTAGGAATGTCTTAGTAAGTCCCGCTGAATCTACAGACATTGCATATCCCGTAAACACATCTGCGCCAGATGGCTTAACAACTAAATCGTTAGCAAGGTCAAACCCACTAATGACAACAATCTGAGCACCTAGCTGGTTTTGTTGGTCAGGAGCTGTAGGATCAGTAGGGGGAGTAGTGCTTGAAGGCACAGTATCCAATACTGCCGGAAGTGTAAGTTGCCCTGCTCCTGTTCCATTAGTTGAAGCATAGACATTAATAACCCCAGCATTACCCGGAGTAATAGCCCCAGTAGGGTTATTATTAGCATCTAGCGTAGGAGTGGGGAAAATTGATAACGCCAATGTAGTGTTATCAGCGGTAATTTCTTGTGCCGCACCCGGCCCAGCGGAAACAAATCCATTGAGTGATCGGACAGGGCCGGAGAAAGTGGTTCTAGCCATTATATGTTCCTCTCATGCGAGTTGAGGTGTATCTGTCTGCATGAAGTCAGTCGGGAGCTGTCAGATACACGGGTTATTCCCGATAGCTTTGTTAGTGTATCCCAATAAAAAACCCCGCACAAGGCGGGGCTAAAATCTATCAAGAGAGTATCTTATTATGATTTTAAGGGGGGGTTAGGTCGCACCTGCTGAACCGTATATACCCAGTGGGTCAGATACGCCGAAGCTGTATCGCTCACGGGCTTTATAGCGGCTATTACCTGTATCAAAGTCAGCATCCATAGATGTAGACATTGGGGTACGGATAAAGTGCTTTAGACCATTTGGCACGTCAGTCATCAAGAACCATGCGTTACCGTCAGTCAGGTAGTTATTAACTGTATAACCCTCTGGAACTGTACCGTTATTACGCATTGCGTTGATGTCATTGTCAGCAGTGCTAACTCTCAGCTCAGAATCCATCAAGCGTGTAGCAACGAATTGCAACGCAGGAGGAATAACAAGCTTACGAGGTTTAGCTGCAATCAACAGGCCACGCTCATCAGTCCAACCTGCTATTGAAATAACCGCCGCTTCCAAAGAAGTTTCGTTTAAATCAACGCCAGTAGCTGGAGTGTTTGAGTTAGTTCCACCCGAAACGAGTGGATGCGCTGTTGAAAACAAAGTCTGGCCGTCCCCATAAGTAGGGCCGCCAGCAAAACCAGTGTTGAGGATAGTCGCACCTTTAACCTGCTTGGTGTAAGCCATCGCTCTAGCTAGTGCCTTTGTGTAACGTGCAGAAAGCGAATCGTACAGGTTATCTTCAATAGCTTCTTCAGTTATTGAGAATCCCATAGCAATCGTTTCATTCACGTAACGTGCTGTGTAAGTTTCTTGGGCATTGTCATAAGCTATTGCCGCGCCTTCGTTTTTAACTGGGGCAGCGCCAAAACCTGATAACTTCACCTCTTCTTCAAAGGAACGGTCAGAAGTCTCTGTTTCAAAGATTTCCTTAGTTTCTTCACCATATCGTGCATACTCAAGGCCAAACAGGGCGTTTAAACCCGGTAAAAGTTCCTTGAGGAGTTGTGCTCGTGAAATAGCCATATCTCAAGTCTCCTTATATACCTGTCTGGTTAGTGTATGAATGTGATCCGGGGTTGAACTTTACGATCACATCAGTGTATGCGTCACCAACTTCACTTCCGGGTGCGTCAACAAAATCAACGATTCTGAAAGCCCATCCCGCAGTAGTGTTAGTTGTTGCATCTAACGCAGTATTTGAATTGCCAGTAGAAGTACTACCTGTACTGGTAGACTGTACCGCGTCAAAGTGCGTATTTTGCCCTAAGTCAGCTTGCGTAATAGAACCCGCAGCCTGAGCTTGGAACAATGTGTTGGGGTCATCTACGATGAATGCTAACGCATCAGAAGCCACTGTGCCGGTAGGCCAGTACTGACGATTAACAAATCCCAACGTTGCGTCTGTGTAGGAACAGCCCATAAACACGCCTATTGTACCAGCAGGGAAAGGTGTTGAATTATCCCCGTTGGTAGTTACTAGCTCAATAGTACCGTTGGCAGCAATACAAACAACTGCGCCATAATAAAGATTAGTACCAAAGCCAGATGTAATAGGAAGTTTTCGAGTTGATCCCGCGTACGGAAGCCCCCCGATTTCATTTATAGGCTTTAACCCATAAGGGGTCGCTGTTGAAGCCATTAGAATATCTCCTAATTATCATTTACCGAAAGTAACCTTAGTAGACCGTTCATTAAACATAGGCATCCTAGGGTCAGACTCTCGCATTAAGTTATTGTCTACAGAACGTATTTGCGCTTCATTAGTTTCTTTATAATAAGCACTACGTTCTTCAACAAGTTCTTTGGGTGCTTTACAAAGCATTAAACCGCCCATGACAATATTGTCTTTGAAGCGATCATTTTCGATACTCACCAACTGAATCTCAGGGTGATCCGTAGCTTTGCATGGCTCCCAACCTTCTCGTAACTTAGAAGAAACATTAGTTGGATCAGGTTGACCGTTTGTTGAAACACGAACCCAATGAAAAGTATAGCCCTCTTGCGGGGTCGGATCAGGCAAAAGCTCTGGTCTTTTCCACGCCGGTTTATGGGCTTTCTTCTCGTTGGTATCTAGTTCTCTATCTAGTCTATTCTCATCCATTTCTGTTTCCTCTTAAATCTGCAACCTGTTGGGCGTAATCTTCCAGCGGGACTCCAAGACGTTTCGCTAGAGTTACCTGTGTTTGCGATAAAGTCACCTTGTTAGGCTTTGTGCTCCGCGTAGCGGGTGCAACCACATTACTCGATTTCTTCTTGGGTGTTTCCGGTTCATCTTCTATCCCCTCATCAAATTGAGAGGGAAATACTTCACGCATCCGAGAATTAATTTTCTCGTAGTATTCATCTGACTGAGGACTAATGTTCTCTTTTGTCAGTTTAGTATGCAATCCTAACGCTAACGCTGTCATTTCATCATCAGAGCCAAACCACGGGTTTTCGTCGCGCCATGCTTCAGCTCTTTCATCTTTAACAGGTTGTTGCGTCTGTTGTACCTGCGATTGAACAGTATTTTGCTGCGGTTGTAAAGTTGCTTCTGCTGTAGTAACAGCACGGGGTTTAAGTGCTTTTACTTTTTCAGCCCTTATCTGTGCCGTATTAAGCTCAGTTTGAGCAGCCACAATCGCGTCTGGCTCACCACTTTCGTACGCTTCCTTGTATTTTTTACTCGCTATAGCCACTTCCCCTTCAGTTTGCTTTTTAGCAGACTCAATCAGGGTGTTGTGGCTCTGGTTAACATTTCCCTTGAGTTTCTTGTTCTCATCAATCAACTGTTGGGCATAAGCAATGGCTTCCTCTTTCTGCCGTTCCGCAGTTTCTTTTGCCCTGCGTTCGTCATGGTAGCCCTTGCTGAAATGGTTTATCCGTTTCTTAACCTTCTCCGAATAATTCTCTAGTTCTTCATTAGTAACTTCTTCAGGAGGATCGGATGCTTTACGCCCCCTATCCGCTTGAGGTGTGTCATCCACCACTTCTACTTCTACTTCCTTGTCCTCTACTACTTCTACCTTAGTAGGTTTCTGTGCTGGTGGTTCTATAACCTCACGACCTACAGCCCCCTCCACTTCGATCTCAGGAGCGTCTACCTTGGTTTCGACTTCTACTTCAGCGGCAGCTTCAGTTTTGTCAGGGTCGGGAAATTCGTACTCTACTTTCTGTATTGGCATGGTTTATTCCTCAATTTGCACGAGATACTACACTCGGATCATCAACTACGGCTTCAATAGAATCATCATTCATCAGACGATACTCTTGCTTGCCGACCTTAAAACGTGTGCCAGTATTGGCCCGAAACATTACATAGTCCCCTTGTTTACACCAAGGGCCAGTAGGGAATCGGCTTTTATCAGCATACGCTTGCTCACCCATGTCAAGCACCAGCCCTATTGTAGACAGGACGTACTCATCACGGAGGGTTTTAGCGGCTTTAACGATGCCACCATCGAACGTTTCTTCTACATTAGGAAGGGCAACAAGTATCCTATAACCCACAGGTTTAGGGATAAGAGCGTCTAACTCTTCTTGAGCTACTGCTTCCTCCTGCATTTTTTCCTGACGTTTCATTTCTAACGCAGTCATTTCAGTCATCTTGGTTTTCCATATGTATACGCGAGAGGTCATTTATTTCTCGTAACGCGGTGTCCAGACCCCGAAGCACACCACATATTTCTTTATAGGAGGCGTAATCCTTAGCAGCCCCGGTTCTTATAAAGTCTTCATTAGACCGTTTCTGGTCTGTAATCTTTTCTACTAGCACTTCAAAGACAGTCTTTGCCACTACTTACCCCCTTCAAAATCTACAAATATAGGAGTTTGTTCCCCAACCCATGCCCCCACTACATTGAACTCAAAAAACTCATTAGCCTCTTCTTGGGTCATACCATCCCTTTTCTCCAAAACCTCAATACATTTTTCTCGGTCATATACCGCAATGGTTGGTTGTCCACAACGCTCCCCAGTGCCTATAAGGGCGGCCTCAAATCCATCTGCAAGTAAAAGTTCTTCTTCCATTATCTATCCTCTCGGTCATCGCGGTAGGCTTCAGACGCATCACGATGCGCTTCTGCTCTAGTTCGTTTTTCTTCGCCCTTGGCTTTAGCCATGTCAATAATGACCTTGGCTTCTTCCACATCATTCTTTGCTTCAGCCGCTAAGTTCTGTGAAGTTATACGGTTTGCCTCAAGCACTGCTGTTGTTTGGGCTTTTTCTTTATCCAGATCAAGTCGCTCTTGGTCAAGCGCCACATCTGCCGCATCTTTAGCCGCCTTACGCTGCGCGTCTTGTTCCTTGATTGCCAACTCGCGCTGCTGCATCTGGATGATTGGGTCTTCCGCCAACTCTTGTGCTTGCTGCTGTGCAGCTTGCGCTTGCTTCTGAGCTGTAAGCCGTTGCGCTGCCTTGGCTAACAATCCCGCCAACCTGTATTCCAACTGTTCTGGAAGTTCTTCGTTTGGTGGTGGTAGTTGTTGACCCAACTGTTCTTCCATCTGTTGCCTATACAAGAAGGCCATGTGTTCAGCAATGTGAGCTTTGAGCGCAGCTACAATCTGTTGACCGGTTGGCATTTGGCCTAACATGGCGGCTACTTGTGGATCAGCCAAGAACGCTTCATGCACTGCAATGTGTGCCTTATGGTCTTGAAATATGAATGCTTTCAATGGCTTACCAGAAAGTGCATCCATGTTCTCACTTACTGGGTCTTCCGGTTTCATATCGTCTTCATTAGGTACAAGTTTATCTGCGTTCTTAATCCCTAAGACCTCAATCATCTGCCGATGCAGTTGGGGTAGGTCATAGATTTGAGGGTTAGCCTGTGCCATCTGGAGTACGGTTTGGTATTGCACAACTCGTTGTGCCATCGTACTACTGTTGGGGTCGCTGACAGGAATTACTTCCACCGTGGCATAATCGGCTTGGCGGGCGCGAGGCGTACCACGGTCAGGCTCATAACCATACTCTACTGGTGCGTACTCAGCCATAATCGCCCTGAGCAGTTTAAATTCCTGCTTCATTGCGTAGTGGACACGGGATTGAACCGCTGCCATTGGCTTTAATGTACGTTCTAGTAGAGCTAATGTTGTACCGACAGGTGCATTTGCACTCATATCGGAGATATTCATGTCCGAAATAGCCCCTAAACGTCGGCCTTCTTCGGTTATCTTGTCTAATAATGCGAGTAACGTCTGACTTGGCTCTTTATACGGTAATGGGAGGATATTCTCCCGTATTGACCCGCTAGGTACGTCCACATCACGAAATTCACCCGGCCCTATGGGGGTATCACCCGTAGTTACGCGCATTCCACGCGATTTTAAGCCGCCCGGTAGGTTAGATAGCGTACCAGCGTCAACTAATTGACGGATTATAGAGGTTCCAGCCCGTGCATAACCCCCAATAATGTGAATTAAACCAAGACCATAGAAGCCAAACCCCGGAACGTACACGTAATGGACAAAATGTTGACGCTTTAGCAGCAATGGGTCGTCAGGATTCCAGTTTCTACGTACTGCAAGCACTGTTCCCGTGCCTTTTTCTATTGTTATGACGTAAGGCTTGGCGATTTGGAGGGGATTTTCCTCTTTTTGCGCCCCACTCTCCTGTCCATCTACCTCTTCAAGCACTATATCCGCGTGAATTTCATACACTGCGTAGCGGTCATCGGTAGAAAGCGAGATTCCAGACTGTTCAGCCTTCGCTTCTTCAATATCTGTGGTAAAAGATACGGGGTCACCAAGGTTGACGTTCCTGTAAAACCCCTGATCTTGGAGTTTTATCATCTCATTCTTGGTTTTACGCATGATGTGCGTCACACGTTCAGCAGATTCTAGGTTAGATGCGCCGTAAGGGACGATCATATCCTCCGCTGGAATGTAAATAGCAGTCTGGCGATCTAAACTTGGATCAAAGTAAATCTTCTTAAATGCCGATCCTGCTAATCCTAAGCTGTATAGCATACGTTCATGCTCAGGGCGGTACTCCACCATGACATCCGTAAGCTCGTAGTTCATATCGGTTTTAACGCGCAGAGCTGCGTCTTCTTTATCCCGCGTTATTTCCCCTAGTATCTGGGTTTTAACTGGGCCAGCCGCTGGGAATGTCTCACTCATGGCCTCTGCTTGGAATCTTATCGCTGCTTCTGCCAGTACGGTGCTATAGACACCACAGGCATTTTCCCAAGGTTCAGTTCTGTCCTCGTAACTAAAGCCTAGAACTTCCAAGCCTTTGACGAATGTATCAGCCCAATCACGGCGAGAACCCACGTCCCCATCTACCGCTTCAACTAATTCACTGGATAGCTGGTTTAACCGGCCATCATCTAAATATTCTGCAAGGTTAGCATCGAATGGCGCATTGATAATATCCATGTCCATATCATCAGGGACTAGCGTTATCTCTACGCCCCCGTCTTCCAGAGCCACCACCTCTGGTTCGATAGCGATTTCCAACTGCTCAACCACTTCGATTTCTTCCCCCGCTGGCCCTGCAAATAAACTTTTCTCAATAGCCATTAATAGTACCCGCCTCTACGCTGTTTAAAGTATTGAACCTCATCTTCCTGATCTGACGGTAGCCTGACAAAGCCACCCTTTCTGTACCGCATCAGTGCCAGTGACACGGAATCCACGTAGTCATCATGCTCCCCTGATGGGAAACTTGCTACCTCGTCAATAACTTCCTCCGCCCACGGGCGGTTCGGTGTCCATACCATACCAGAAGCGAATAAGTCAGACACGGAATTAAGCCGTGTTATCTTGTCGTTACCCCTCGTCGGAGTGAACTCTTGCACCGGTATACCCATCGCCCGCATCTCATAGATTAGCGGCGCACCCGATGCTTTCTTCTCCACAATGATGGAGTCTGGCTCCCAACTGTCGTACTGCTCAATAGCCACCTTCTTCAGGCGTGGGAACTCCATCCGTTCCCTAAAGGCATTCAGGAGAATTATATTCGCCTTATCTACCCCCGCATCATCAGGGTGGTAGAACACACCCCATGTGGTCAGTGCCGAATAGTCAGCCCTATTGTTCTTTTCAAACGCCGTATCCCATGCCATCAGGATATATTCACAGGGAGGCGGGTCTTCCTTATCCCACTGCTGCCACCACTCACGTTTCACAATAGCCGACGTTTCCGATGTAGGTTGCTGCTGGTACTGCGCCATCCACTTGGAGT